GATTTGGAGTTCCGCCGTGAAGGCGTCGATTCCGTAGCGGCCGCGACCGTGGAATGACCGCACCTTGCGCATCTTGCCGGTGCGCGTCGGGTCGTTGAGCGCCACGCGGTCATAAATCATGAGCGGGCCGTGGCTCGCCTTCATGAAGCCGCCGAAGCGCTTGCGCTTGAGTAGGAAGCCGCGCCCGAGTGGCGCCGTGCGGCCTTGCGCAATGCGCTGGGGCCGCACGTTTACCGGGTCCATGCTGGGCGGCACGGGGAACGGCAACACGTCATCGCTGAATTGAACCGTGATGGTGTTGGTTTCCGCGGCCGTTGCGCGGACCCAGCCGTGCCCGATGAAGCTGCTACCGAAGAACATGCGGTTGGGCGCGGTGCGGCGCAAATAGACGCGCTCCACTTCGGCGTCATCGGTTGTGCCGTAAGTGATGGGGACCTCAACGCCTTGGTCATAGAAGGTGGCGCGGCGGCCGCGGAGGAAGAAGCCGCGCGACGTGCGGAGGAACTTGAGCGGCCTTGGCGGCGTGTCGCTCGTTTCGGCCGCCATGCTCGTGCCGCCGAGCGGGTTGCCATCTTCGTCCGTGATGTCCAACTCCACATCGGAGTCCCGGTAACCGAAGAATTGCTTGCCGCCCGGTCCGCTGAAAAACGAGCGGGCAAGGGGCGGGTTGGGGACCTCTGAAAACGGGTAGATGCGCACTTGCGGCAAGCTATCCAGCCATGCGGCGCGCTGGGCGTCCGTCATCGCGCCCCGGCGGAACTCGCGCGCGGGCGGGCGGACAATCTTGAGCACTTCGGCGCCCGCCACTTTGACGTGCGCCTTGATACCCGCCGGGGTGGTTTTCAGCCGGTGGAGCGCCAGCGCCTTCCGGCACACCTCGCGCTTGGTCGCCTCCTGCCAATTGTTATCCCAAAGGTCCACGGAGAGGCCCCACGCGAGATAGGGCAACAAGTCGGCCGGGCATGTGTCGGGATTCCACACGGACGCCACGAGTTCCGTGGGTAGCGGGAAGCGCGCGGCGTTCGCGCCTTCAAGCGCGGCCTCAAGCGGAGTCCGGTTGTTCGGGAGAAGCGCGGGCTCCGTCACCCAACCACCTCACTCGTGATGGTGAGGGAGTCGAGCCACGCGGCGCCTGACTCCCCGGGGTCCACGTCGCCAATGTCAATGGTGACCTCTTCCACGCCGCCAACGGCGGCGGCCGCCATCAGCATGTTAGCATAGACCACGAGCCCGATGCGGTGGCGGTCCGTCGCGTAGGCGCGCACCGCCTTCTCCGCGCTGGCGCGAATGATTGCCGGGTCCGGGCCGCGGCGGACCTTGAGGTTGATGGTGGCCGAATAGTTCGTGATGGACGCGGAGCGGACCGTCACGATGTCCGTGAGTTGGGTGGAGGCGTCATCCTGAAAAGCGGTGTAAACCGCGTCCACAACGGCCGCCGGGACCACGCCGGAGCCGTCGCGGCCCAAGAGCACAACGTCCACTTGGCCGCCCGGCCGCTTGAGCGGTTGCACGTCCTTGAGCGAAGGTGCCGTTTTCAGCGCGAGCGAACGATAGCCGCCGCCGGTGAGTCCGGCATAGGGCAGGGCTTCGGGCGCGAGTTGGATGCGCTGGCGAAGGCTGGCGTCATCTTCCATGATGGCGGGCGCATCGGCCGTCGCCTCCGTGACGGTGAGCCGCTGGACGCCAAAGAAGGCGCCAAGGTGCTCAAGGTCCGCGCCGGTGGCGAAGGCCAGCATGACCGCCCGCGCCGCGTCGTTGATGGCGGCCTTGGTCAATGCCTCGCGGAAGGCGTCCGCTTGCTCAAGGATTGCCGCGGGCTCACTCTCAAGGTTGAGGGTGTCCAGTTCGATTCCGATGGCCGCGAAGCGCGCCTTGAGGTCAACAAGGCGCTCCGTGAGGATTTGCTCATAATCCACGCCCTTGATGACCTCCGGCGAGGGAAGGCGCGAGAGGTCCAGCATGTCAGAGGCAAAGCGAAGGGTCATAGCGAAACACTCACGGTTTTCGGCTCTTGGATGGAGAAGTCGCCAAGGTGGCCGCGCGGGAAATAGATGCCCTCCGCCACGATGCTGAGGTGGCCGTTTTCGGGCTCAGCCATCGTGACGCGAGTCAGGCGGAAGCGGGGCTCCCACTTGTCAATGACCCCGGCGGTGGCCGCATAGAAGTCCACAAGCGTGTGAGCCGAGATTGGCGAGTCCACGAGGCGCGGGAGCCGCGAGCCGATGTCCCGGCGCTCCACCCGCGAGCCAAGGCTCGTGGTGATGAGCACGTTGAGCGATTGCTCAACGTGAGCCCAGCCGTCCAAAAGCTGGCCCGTGATGCGATTCAGTCCGGCCATGGTTGCACTATGCCGCGAGCGCGCAAGCGTGGCGGGCGCGGTTCAATCGCTATGGTTGCGGCGGGCCTGAGACTCCGGCGCCGGGGTCAACGTTCGTGTGCACATGGTCCTTGCCGATGTTGACGCCATCATGCGTGATGGTTCCACCGGAGAAGGCGAAGCCGGAATCGGTGATTTCCAGCTTGCACCCGCCCACTTGAAGCGTGATTTTGGACATGCCGAGCAACAGCCACTCGCCGGAGTCCCGGTCATAGGTGAGTTTGCCGCCGTCCTGAAAAAGCCGAATCCAAAGGCCCGCCTTGTCGCCGGGCGCCGGGTTGTCATCGCAGAAGATACCGGCCGGGAGCACGAGCCCGTTTTGCGTCTCGCCGGAGGCGCTGAGCACGGCAACGCGCTCGCCAACCTCAAGCGGGTGCCAATCGAAGTCATTTTGCGCGCGGAGCCCCGGCATTGGGAGCCACCCGGTGATGAGGTGGCCGTCCTCATCGTCCTCATCCCCGATGAGCACCTTGAGGCGGCGCTTGTCATAGTCGGCCTCGTGGACCTTGCCGAACTCAATGGCGCCAGCGTGGCGCCGCTCCGTATCGGAGGCGGCGAAGCCCGCGATGCCGTGGCGGGTGCGCTCGAATTGGAGCATTAGACCGGCCCGGGCTCGCACACGCCGTCGCACTCGCCCACTTGGGCAACGATGCCGTCCGGCCCCCTTGCATACACCTCGCAAATCTTATTTTCTTCGGAGGTGTCCGTGCGATACGGCCGCCAATAGCTGACCTCATAGAGCATGAGAGCGCCACCAAGCGGCTGGTCAAACGCATCGGACGAGTCGATGTCCGTGGAGGTGAGCCGAAACTCCGCGCTCGGGAGCCCCGGGACCTCAAAATCTTGCTCCATGAGCGTTTCAATGCTTTCCGCGAGCGCGTCCAGCTTATCGTCAACCGCCCACACGCCCATGGCGGTGATTTCCACCGCCAATTCAAGCGTGCGCCTCACGCCGCTGTCAAAGCCGCTCTTCGGATAGTCCTCCGCCTTGATGTGGTCCTTGCGGGCGTAAATGTTGACCATCGGGCCATCTTTGAGGATGGACTCGAAGTTCGCGGGCGCCTCGCGGCTCCGATAGACGCGCGAATCGCCAACCGCCGGGTTGTCATCTTGGATTGTCGGCTCGCTTTCGAGCCCGAAAGCCGCAACCCCGGCCGCAATGCGCGCGGCCGCGAAGTCACGAAGAACGCGCCGTTGGTGCATCACGCCACCTTGAGGATGATGAGGGACATGCCCGTGCCGTCCGGCTGAACATCCCACACGGCATAATCACGGCCGCGGGCCTCCACGAGCGTGCCCGGGCCACTCTTCAAGTTGGGCACGTCGCTCGTGCGGCAACGGAATTGCGGGGAGTTGCCGTTGTTGCTCATGCCGTCCTTGAAGCCCACTTGGGCTTTCGCCAGCGCCACCGGGTTGATGACCGGCCGCGTGTCAAAGATTGCCATGACGGTGTAGGGGTCGCCGGTTGGGGGCTTGACGGTGACCTCTTCCGCGAAGTCATCCGGGTCAAAAAAAACGGCGCGCAAGTCGTCATCTTCAACCATGCGCGCCGTTCCTTTTTACGTTCAAACTGAGTGGCCTTATTCGGCCGCTTCCTTGGCCGCCTTGGCCGCGTCGATTTCCTCCGCAGTCACGTCCGCGAGGCCGGTGATGTCCGCAACGGCTTCCACCGTGGGCTCACCCTCAACCAAGTCCAGCGCCTCAACGATGGTCGCCATGCGCTCATTGACCGCATCGGCGTCCACCTTCTCCGGCTCCGGCGTGGGCGGGGGCGGAGCGGCGTCCTTCGCCGCTTTCTTGCCCTTGGCCGCCTTGGCGGGCGCCGGGGGCTCCGCCTCCGGTGCGTCCGCGGCAACATATTTGGTCGCGTAGCCGAGCCCGATGAGGGCCTTGCCTTCGCTGTCGCTCACCTCAATGTAGGGAAGCGGAGGGCAAGAGCCCTCCGTCCCGATGAGGGTGAGGCTCTTGCCAACCACCTTCATGGTTACGCCACCGTCGCGGACAGAACGGCGTTCGGCCGATACGGCACGAGAAGCGGCGCGCTCTGCATCAGCAGAAGGCGGCGCGACGGGTCCGGCACCGTCCACGATTTGACGAAATACTGGCGGGCCTCAATTCCGGCGTCCAAGTCGCGGATGGCGCCGAAGTGGCGGACACCATCGATTCCCGGCGAGCCGACGAGGACCGTGTTGGCCGGGAGCACCGTCTTAACCGCGCCATCCTCCGGGTCCGTGTAGGAGTTGGAGTAGGTGTAAAGCGCGAGGTCGCCAACGCGGCCAACGTAGCGCGGGCCAGCGCGCGGCTTGACGGTGGGGCCGGTTTCGATGCTGGCGGGCGCGAGTTCACGGCGCCGGATGTCCACAAGCTTGTCAAAGCCCGGGTCCGTTTTCAGCAGCTTCCACGCATCCGTGGTCATGACCGCCATGGTGGGCGCAATGCCCGTGGCGTCCATGACATCTTGCGCCCAATCTTCAAGATTCTGAATCATGAAGTCGGCGCCGTCCACCCACGCCGCGCCGCCCGCGAGAACCTTGCGGAGCGAAGCGTCACGGCCGAAGCTGACAACCTTCTCGGGGTAGCCTTCACCCGAAATAGTGGACTGGCCGAGCGCGAGCACTTCGCCCGCCATGACCTCAAAGCGCCGGTTGAGCATGGTGATTTGCTCGTCCAGCGAAAAGGCAACGCTCGCCTGTAGGCGCTGGGCCGGAGTCAGCGAGCCGCCAATCTTCTCGCCCGGGAGGCGCCGGAACGCCTTGTTGGGGTCGAAAACGCGCTTGTCCTTCGCATAGGCGGGCTTGAACGAGTCCGTTTCATAGCCCT